TTATCGTACACCTGGAGAGTACAGGTTTGCAGATACTCCCCGCTATGATGGCGGTTCTATGGAGGTACGCAGGTATGTAAAGGAGCAACTTGATCGCTATATCGGACGCAACGCTCCAGGCGTGGATCGGGTGGAAGCACAGATGAAGCAACAGCGAAACATCGACAAAGTATTCCAGCACCTCAAGTATGTCATCGATCAAGTCTATACCCTTTATCAGCAGTATGGACCCGATACGGAATATTTCCGTGTCACCGGTATGCAGGATGCTCAAAAGTTCTCCAAGGGCAGACCCGGTGAGAGGTTTGACTTTTATATGCAGTTTGATGCCGCCACTCAAGACCCGGAGCAAATGCTTGAGAGGGTAAAGACTGTAGCAGAACTAGGTGGTATGCTTGATAAAAACGGCACTTTAGACACCGAGAAACTTCTTCAGCTTACCGTAGGGCAAATCCTACCTGGTGCTTCTGAGAAAATTTTACTTCCCAAAGAGACTGCCACACAGAAGGCAATGGAAGAAGAGCGTCAAACCATTGCAGAGCTTGTGGCGGGTGTACCGCCTAATGTCCGCGAGAACGATGCTCACGAGATGAAGCTTCAAGTATTTCAGCAGTGGTTGCAACAGCCTGACATTCAGCAAAAAGCACAGCAGGATCCTGCCATGCAAGAGCGTATACAAACCTATATGCAACAGCGTCAGATGCAGATTCAGCAAAAACAAAACGCTCAGATTGGAAGGCTCGGTACCGCACCCACACAATTCGGACAAACAGGAGGATAAGTATTATGCCAATGGTAGGTAAGAAAAAGTTTGGATACGGAAAGAAGGGTAAGGCGGCGGCTACTGCTTACGCTAAGAAGACCGGTAAAAGAATGGTCAATAAGCGTGGTAAGAAAAAGTGAGCATAACCTACAGAGGTGAACGATTTAGTGGTTACAATAAACCAAAACGAACAGCAGGAAAATCTAAGAAGTTTGCTGTACTTGCTAAGGAGGGAGATAAAGTCCGCCTTGTTCGTTTTGGAGACCCTAATATGCGAATTAGAAAATCCGAACCCGCCAGGCGTAAATCCTTCCGAGCGCGACATAAGTGCGATGAAAAGAAATCTAAATTAACCGCCGGATATTGGTCATGTAAGAAATGGTAAGATGCCCAAGGACGCTTGCTATAAAAAAGTAAAAAGGCGGGTAAAGGTATTTCCCTCCGCCCGTGCATCTCAACAGATCGCCAAGTGCCGAAAAGCAAAAGGTAAAGTCCGCAAGACAAAGGCAGGCACAAGCCTCAAGCGTTGGAAGGATGAGAAGTGGGAAGATACCCGCTCCGGGAAACCTTGCGGCAAAGGTGGCAAGAATGAATACTGCCGCCCCACCAAGCGAGTGTCCAAGAAGACACCCAAGACCAAAAGCGAAATGTCCAAGTCGCAATTAGCCAAGAAGAAAGCAGAAAAGAGAAAGATAGGGATGGGCCGAAGAGTAAAGCCTGTCCGAAGGAAGTGATGTGCGAGAACTGCAAAGAGAATGGTATTGGGTTATTGTGCTGGTTATGTTCTTCCTCGAAAGAGAGATGATCCTGGATACCATGTTCATCGCCCTATCTATCGCCTTTGAAATATTTAAATGAAAAAGCGAAAAACGAACCACGAGATAGATGCCGACGAAGCAGTCCGCGCATTGGCCACCATTAAGAATGACCCCCACTTTAAGCAATACATTGCCATGCGGGAAGAGATGCGGGAAGAAGTGATAAGGCAACTTCAGAGCAAACCTATTATAGAATCCACCAATCGCCACTTTATGATGACGGGTAAACTTGAGGCTATAGACGAGGAACTCGATATGTTTTATAAGCTTTAGATTAGTAGTTAGTCTATACAGCCTCTGCGGTTATGGGGTAGCCGTAGGGGCTTTTTTGTTGCCACTACATAGTAGATGTACTACATTTTGCTACACTAGGCTACTTTAGCCTTGACTATTATGGAAACAATTACCGAAGAGGTTATCTCGGAATCCTCTGAAAATTCCGTGGACAGTGAAACGCAGGCAGATGGAAATGTCTCAATGGCAGAATTTGCAGATCAGATACTGAGACGCAAGGAAGCTAAAGAGTCAGAGCCGGAAGCCACCACCGAGGAAGCCGATGAACCCGCTGATATTACTGCGGAGCCTACAGAAGTAACCGAGGATAACACCGCCGAAGATACGGAAGACAATACGCTGTCTCCACAACCTTCTGATGTTCTTTCAAAATATAATATCGACCTGGATAACTTATCCGAAGAGGAAAGTCGCGAACTCGCAAAATCGCTGAACGCATCTGCGATTAAACGGTTTGGCAGACTAACCGCTCAGAAAAAAGCATTGATTGCAGAAAAAGCTGAACTTGAGGCACAAGCCCAACAAGCCCAGCAAGCGCAAACAACTGAACTGCCTGAGTTCCTCAAGGACAATGCACTGCACCACATCTCAGATCCACAAGCTCTTGCCAAAGAAGTCGAGCAGATGACTACGCTTATAGAATGGGCGGAGGAAGGTATGGACAACGAAGTCCAATACGATGACAATGGCAATGAGTACCTGGTAAAAGACGGGGACAAGACCTATACCAAATCCGACCTCAGACGCATCCGCACAAACGCAAAGAAGATTCTTCGCAAGGATGCACCTGCCCGTCAGAAATGGATACAGGAACGCTCCCAAGCAGATCAGCAAGCCACGCAAACCTTTGGGTTCCTTGGGGAGCCGGAGAGCGATGACTATAAGTTATTCATGCAAGTAAAGCAGTCACCGCTTTACAAGCCAATGGTTGAATACTTGCCCAACTCAAACTTTGCCCTCGGCCTCATGGTTGAAGGCATGAGAGCAGTGCAGGCAAGACAGAATAATGCATCTAAACCTAACCCAAAACCACAAGCTCCCGTAGCGAGTGCAGAGGCAGGAACTAGTAGGCCAAAGACACCGCAAGCAAAGAAAGCGAAGTCTCTGCAAGCGGCGAAGGCAAAGTACGAAAAAACAGGATCGATGGCGGATTATCAGAATTATTTAAAACTTAAAAACCAATCTTAAAAAAAACAGGAGGAATCCAATTATGGCTAAAGCCGCATCATACTCAACAAGTGGAAATCGTGAGGATATCAGTGATATTATCACCACACTAGAACCCGAATCTACGCCATTCATTTCAATGGCCAAAAAAGCAACTGCATCCGGTACTTTCTTTGAAGTACAAGTCGATGATCTTTCGACTCCCGAATTTGGTGGAGTTAATGAAGGAGAAGATGTCACAAGCTTTGACAATAAATCCGCAAACCGCGCTCGCATCGGTAACTACATTCAGAAGTTCCGCCGCACCTACGCTGTTTCCGATATCCAAGAAATCGTAGACACCGCTGGTGTAGCATCAGAGTTCGCAAACGCTGAAAGTAAGGCCGTTCGTGAAATCAAGCGCGACATGGAAAGTGCAATGTGTTCAGCCCAGGATCGTCAAGCCGACTCCGGAGCAGGCGCACCGTACAAAACTCGCGGTATGTTTAAATGGCTTGGACTAGGTGGTCAACCATCTGATGTTCCTGCTTTTGCACAGAATGTCGCAAATGACACAACTGCAACTCAAACCGAAACTACCTTTAATAGCGTTCTTCAAGAACTTTATGAAGCCAACGGTATGCCCGGTGGACAGTTGACTCTTATTGCAGGACCACAACTCAAGAAAGAGATCAGTGACTTCTCACGCCAACTTCCGGCAACTAACGGTACATTCCAGGTTACCCAACCCGCTGAATCCAAAAAGATCACTCTTTCTGTTTCAGTTTACGAGGGAGATTTCGGTTTGGTAAATATAGTGCCTAGCGTGTTTCTAAACAGGACCTCCGGGAGTTCCACAATTGATGGAGACGCTGGTTTACTTATCGACCCTGAGTATGTAGCAGTTCACACCTTAAAAGCTGAGTCCAACTCCGAGCTTGAAAACCAAGGCGGTGGAAGACGCGGTTTTTGTGATGTTATTGCTGGCCTCGCCTGCCATAGCCCAAAAGCACACGCTTACTTTAATTAATAATCCTTAAAATCTAGGAGAAAATAAGACATGGCAGAATTATCTAATAATGAAGCAGGGCGCGGTTTTACTCATGTATATACCGCTACCTACGAAGACCTTCAAGCAATCGGCAATGGTGGCCAAGCTACCATCGCTACCATCCCTGCGGGTGGTGCAGTCGAGTGTGTAGGGGTTTATGAATCCGAAGCCATTGCCGGCACAACAAGTCTCGTCATTGATATCGGAACCACTGCGGGTGACCCCGATGAGTTTATCGATGCTCTTGATGTGGATGCAATGACTGCTCCCGTATTCAATACCGGAGATGCTTTCACAGGCGCTCAGTCACAACCTGTTGGTGGAACAAATAGTGCAGTATCCGTACTTCTTGAAGTCACAGATGCCGCTATCGCATCAGCCACAGCAGGCAAGATCGTTGTCGGTCTACGCATCGTAGATCTCGGTCAATTCGGTTGATTTAACTCGTTCGTTCATAGCTTAGTGGGGGGTACTGCGTAGCGGTCCCCCCACGAACGAACAGACTACAAACAACTACAAATGTCAGAACTACTTATACCAAAATGGAAAAACGGAAATGGATCTCAGTTCATGAAGAACTTGGATCGTTATTTGCGTTATGAAGTAGATTTAGAAAAACATGAAGCTTCCATGCGTGAGCAAATGGCACGCAAGGAAAACAAAGAGATGGGCGTGGCTAAGTCAGAAGGGCTTGGTCAATTAAAAGCCACAATCCCCGCAAGGGAATATTTTCGCTGGCACCAATCACATCGTGGGTGCTGGGGGGACAAGCAATTTATAAGAGAATTTATGAGGGATAATCCATCCTTCCGCGCACAGACCGCCACATGAGGACTATCCCGGTCAATACGATGCTTACCAACCTCACCTATTTGGTAGGGGTTGACTCGTTTGTGACCGCAGAGACAAACGCCGCAGTGCGTAGCTTTAACCGCTTTGGGCGGTTGGCATGGGAACGGGCAAGATGGCCCGATATGGTACGCTTTGAGCAGAAGATACCTGACATCCAAGTGCGTAATGTACGCATAGGTCATGGAGGGTCAGGCTACACAAGTGCGCCTACCGTTGTCTTTGCAGGCGGGGGAGGCACAGGTGCCGCCGCTACTGCGACAATCAATGCAGATGGTGAAGTAAACGGAGTTGC